TTTCCGCTCGTTAATGACGACTCGCCGCCCGTTGAGGGAAACGGTGAATGCTGTTTCGCCTTTTCGGCTTCTGCACGATCCATTGCCCGAAATTCTTTCCTGAGCCCTTCGATGCGGCCCCGGGCCATCTCGGGATACTTCTCGTTCAGATCGCTGCCCTCGTGCGAGTAATACACATCTCGCAAGAGTTCATTCACCACCTCACTATCGGGTAATCCATTCTCCTGTCTCAGTTGCGCGAATCGAGATTCCAAGTCTTTTTCCGCTTGCTTGCCTTGACCGTTGCCCACCGTATCCTGCAACGCTTTATGTTGCTTATAGAGTTGCGCGTAGGCTTGATCCCGTTGCTGCATCCCCTTCTGCAAGGGTTGAATCCCTTCCTGGATCAAACGCTCCATCGCCTGGGCGGCAGTCGGTCCATCGAGGTACGACATCTGTCGAATCTGATCCAGCATCGTTGGATTCCCAGGTTGTTGCGCGGCCTGTGTCTGTTGCGCCTGTTGCTGGGCTGCCTGCTGAGCGTATGTTTGCTGCTGCAACTGCTGCGCGTATTGCTGCAACTGCTGCTGCTGCTCTGTACGCTGACCATCCCACTGTTTCCGTTCATCGGCAAGTGCTTGTGTTTTCTTGGTGTACTCGGCCTGCGCTTCCTTCGTCCAGGCTCCTGAGTCTTCTGTGTCACCCCCTATGGGTACGGTTTGGTCATCCACTCCCTCATCGGGAGCATTTAGAGTTTCGTCGTCTGCCATCGATCCTCCTCGGTCGAGTGGATTGCGAGTGTTCGCCGGGCTATTCCCTTGCCAGAGAATCCCTTCAACATATTCGCGTGCCGTATTCGTCGTCTATGGACGGGGCAGTACTGGCAGTATAAGAACGAACGAAAAACCTGTCAAGCGTTCCTGCGATTTGCTCGTCGCTGCTCACTGAGCGCAATCGCAATCGCCTGTTTTTTGTTTGTCACGGGCTTTCCGCTGGAGGAACGAAGGTCGCCATCTTTGAACTCGTGCATGACACGTTCAACCTTTCGACGACTGGTCGCTTTTCCAGTCTTGGGTGGATGCGACTTCCGGTGCATTACTGCGGTCGTCCGCCCTGCTGCTGCTGCATCATGGCCTGGGCTAAGGCTTCGGGAGCCTGACCAGAAAGTCGCTCACTGGCTTTCATTTGTTCCATTGCGGAATCAATCGCCTCGGCAGCGGCTTTCGCAGCCGCCTGTTGAGCCGCCTGTGCGACTGCACCCTGAATCTGCTGCTGCTGTGCGCCGTCCTGCTGACGCTGAGAGGCTTCCATGAGGAACTGTCGACATTTATTCCAGAAATTGATAAACAATGTCTGGATCTGTGTGCTGGCTGATAAGAATTCAGTCGTCGCCATTTCGCTTTCCAGTTCATCCATAATGACGCGGAGATTCCAAAATGGCATCGGAATATGTTCTGGAAGCTGCTGTCCCTGCCAGAGTCGCTCGACCAACGACATCCCGAGCTTTCGATATTTTGACTCGGTCGCCTCTCGACCGACATCGCCCATTTCGAGGTCAGAGGCAATCTTTTCCTTATCAATCCTCCCTGTGCGCTCATCCACATACAGCACGCTCAAAGGTGACTGAAGATGTTCCCGAATACGGGCCTCTCTCAGCGCACGAAGCTCAGGAATCAAGCTGCCCCGCTCCACCGTAATGGAGTAATCCGTCCCAGCACGCAAAATATCTGAGGTCTGAAAGATAAATACCTCATCCTTCATGCTTCGGTCGGTATAGTGCATCGTGCGGTAGGGGGGATAATACTCCTTCACACGGTTAATCCGCATATCCTTGACCTTCGCCATCCTCTGGCCGATATGCTGATAGAGATTCCCCCACTGGGTATCAATAATCTCCTGAAGCATCGGGACGGCCATCGGGCCTCGTAGTTGCCCCGGAAACTTCTGTTCTTGGAATAAATCCACGCCGCCCGCGATTTCTCGCATCAGTTTCAGCGTGAGATCAACCGATTGCATAAACCAGGCTGGAAGCTGCGGAGGATCCCTCCGTTGCACCATCTTGACCCCGGCTTCGTTGAGTCCGCCCTCAATCGGGGCCGGATAGTCCGCAGGGATATCCTCACGCTTCACCGTGGGTCCAAGGAGTTCATCGCCGTAAATTGAAGCATTCGCCTGTTCGCCCAGTTGCGAGAGCCGTTTATTGAGGAACCGCTGGGGAGCAATCAGGTCCGAGACGTAATCGCCGCCCCAGAAACTCGTGGTGGTCGGGGTCCAGTGAAAATCAACTAACGGAATCGACTGGTAGGGACTCTCTTCATCGTGAAGAATCTGCTCTCCTGGCACAAAAGCGGTGTAGCGTCCACGCGGATGTTTCTCGGAAATCGGCTGATAGCGTTCCACTACCACCGCCATATCAGGGTCATTGGACGTGATCGTCCCCTGAATCCGTGGAATTAAGTCCTGGAGATGTACGGACCCGGTAGGGTCGCCAAACTGCTTCAGATCGGTGCTGAGAATCCGAATTTCTGTGGAATCCTTGATATTCTGAATCGTGTCATCGCTCACGTCGTAATTGGCTTCAATCCAGCCCAATGTTCGGATTTTTGCGATATACACAGCCTGATCTGGGGACAAGTCATCCACAGATCGCACTGACGCATCAATAAAGACCTGTAAGGGACTGAGGACTTCGCTGCCGACATCTCCCGCGAGGACCATCTCTTCGACCACAACAAATTGTTCGACAGGAGCGCCCTGCATCAGGCGTTCTTGTCTCTGTGATTCTGGAACGACCTCCTGCGTCTGGACATCGGTCCACATCAGTTCATTGGTCTCCTCATTGAACTGTGGAAGCGGTTCCATCGTGGCATCCTTCACCCACGGGATATACTCAAAGGCCACACCGCCAATCGCCATCCACCACAGGATTTCCCAGGTGCGGGAGGGCTGATCGAGCTTTTCGTCCAGTGCCTTGATCAATTTGTTGACGACTTCTGTTTTGCCAACAGATTTTGGATCCTGCTTGTCGGGACGGGCGCGAAAGACGGGAGCCACACTGCTCAGACGCCCCATCATCTTGTAAAGCATCTGTGCCGCGAGATTAAAGACGAGATAGAGCTTGTTGGGATCACGCTTGCGCGTAAACAGCACCCGATTCTGCGCCCCGACCCAGTGTTCACCCGACACGAACGCGAGATTCGTGAGAATCCGCAGTTCGACCGATCCGACGTTCCTCGCTTTCTGGGCGCGGAGCCGGTTGTAATCGTCGGTATAGTCGGTGAGATTCTTTTCCTTCTCAGGCATTAGGCGGCAACTGTTTTCGTCGCATCCCTACTGGTGGTCTCCCCATGGGGCCTCCAGGGGATGGGCCTCCAGCCATCATGCCTCCAGGGGGTGGTCCACCCATCGGAGGTCGTCCTATCGGAGGTCGTCCACCAGTCATCGGAGGAGTGGAACCACCTATCTGTCCAGCCATATTTGGCGTCGATGGACGTAGGGTCGTCGGTCCACCTGGGCCACCAGCCAGTGTGCCAAGCGGAGAGGCCTCAAGCGGTGGTCCACCAGCCACATCTCCAGTCGGCGCACCCTCCTGATTATTTACCTGAATCTTTGCATCAGGCATCGCTTGTGAAACCCCCTCATACACGACTTTGGCTAACTGCATGCCCTCGGGGGTATACGGAAATTCAATAGACATTGAAACCATTATTGCGCTCCTAAATGAACATCAGGAAGATTTTCAAGCTGTAGCTCTTTTAATCCGTGTGCCACCACATCCTCGGTCGATGTTTCGTTAAATGGGGCTGACAATTGGTTCAGTCTCTTCTCCAGGAAATCCATCCGGTCCTGGAGCAGACTGAGGGGCATCGGCTGGTCCTGCGAAGGCACGTTCAGCCACGTCTTTAAGCGTTGTCGTAGTTGCTCCAGCATCTTTGGCAAACTCCTCAAAGAGTCTCGCTAGACTCCGAGACTCGGCTTTCCCATTCTTCTGTGCCGTCAGGGAGAGCGTTTTCATAATAAACATCACCTTCTGTTCAAGCAAGCGCAATCGCTGATCGTCGGACACTACTGACCTCCTAAATGGC